CACCTATCAGTCGTTCTGCGACCCGTGCCGGACCCGCATCGGCGCCTGCCTCGACGAACTCCCATCCGCCTACGTCCGCCTCGCCGCCGCGATCGGTGACCCGCCGCGGCGTGGACGCCTGGTCCGTATCCCGTTCGGTCCCCGCATGCCGCTCCAGCCCGACATTGACGCGCTCATGCGGTACATGGCCGACGTGCTCGGTTCCTGGCACGAGCGGGTCGCGGCGGTCGCCCGCCTCACCCCCCCGGACACCGAAGCGTCCCGCACCGACCCGGCCCGCACCGTCGAACGCGCCGTGGAGGTTCTGGCCGCGCACCTGACCGTCATGCTGGCCCTCGCACCGGAGCAGATGGCCCGCGTGATGACCCCCGCCGACGCTGACGCATGGGCCGACGACCCCGAGACGGTCACCGTCGTCCGCCCCAGCGGCGAAGCGCACGTGCTGCGGCCCATGTCCGGTGCCGACGCCGGCAACGAGGTGCTTGATTTGCACTACCGGGCCCGCCGGATCCTGTTCGAGACGAAAACACAGCCGGAATCGTTCGACGGCATCCCGTGCCGGGGCTGTGAGGACATGGCCCTCGAGCGCGCCGAGCCGCCGTCGGACCCGAACCTGCCCGCCATGAAGTCCCGGTGCGCGTCCTGCGGGGACGTCATGGACGACGCCGAGTTCGCGGCGTGGGCCAAGATGTACGCGAAGTGGGCGGACGCGGCTGGCCTCCCGGCGTGCAAGCGATGCCAGGACGACAACCACGAGCAGTGCGTATGGCCCATGTGCCCCTGCCGTCACGCCGGCCACCAGGCTGCGTGACTTGACTTAGTGTGCAACACTGAACACAGCCGGAACTCCTATGCCCCGCGACGCTTTGCGTCCGGGGCATTTTTGCTGTAACGGGGCAGGTGAGCGCATGCTGCCTACCCGTGGTGACGGCATGCTCAACACGCCTGCCGCAGCCCGCCTCGTTGGCGTGAAACCCGCGACGATCCGCAGCTGGCGCAAACGCGGCTGGCTCGTCGCGCAGGGCCTGGACGAGCACAACCGGCCGTTGCACACCCGGGAGGCGGTCCGGGCCGCTGAACGGCAGGTGCGGGAGAACGGCCTGCGCCAGTCGGGTATCGACCCGCGCCAGCTACGGCAGCGTCCGCCACTCTCCGCAGCCGCCTGACCACTAGAATCAGAGCAGATCACGCCCAGTCCCCGCCTCTGATCGGTCACCTTCGTGCTGCTCCATGCCGTCATCGCCGCGTTCGTCCTGGCGTCCTGGCTTGCCCTGATCTGCTGCCCGCGGGAACCTCAGCGCCGCGAGGACCGGGAGTGGCATGGCCGGAACACGCCGCCTGTCCCGCCGCATGCTCCTCACCTTCCCCGCCTGGGCACACCATCGGCCGCCGATGCTCCGGTCCGCTGAACTCCCGCAGCCGTGGCCGGGACGCCTCTGGTGCGCGGTGTGCACCGGCCACTACAAGGCGGCCCTGTCCGACCCGGCGCTCACCCGGCCCCGCCTTGAGCATGCGGTGACCCGCAGCATCTACCCGCCGCTTCAGCACCTTGGGCCTTTGGACGTGTGCTGGTGCCACGCCATGCCGATCACGATGACCGCACCCGAACCGGCCCACGACGGGAGCGTCCCCGCGTGACTGAAACCGGACACGGCCCCAGCTTCTGCCCATCCGGCCCGGACTATCAGCTTGAGTCCCTCCGCCTCGCCGTCGCGCTCTACACCGGCCAGGGCGCGGATGAGGGCACCGTGCTGCACACCGCCGCCGAGTTCCATGACCGGCTCACCCGCGACCGGGACATCACACCCGGCACTGCGCGGGAAATCCTCCAGTCCCTCGTCGGCATCAACAGAAAGTTGGACATCATGTCTCAACAGCAGGACGACATCAACGCTGCCGTCGCGCAGGACAACAGCCTCCTCGCCGACCTTGGCACCCAGGTTCAGGCCGTCGCCGATGCGCAGGCGAAGTTCGACGCCGAGATCGTCACCCTGCGGGGCCAGGGCGTGGACACCTCCGGTCTCGTCGCCGCGAATCAGCAGCTCGCCGCCGCGCAGGCACCGCTGGACGCTGCCGTGTCCGCCCTCACGTCCGACGCGGCCGGCACGGGTGCCAGCGGCGACACCGGCACGGCCCCGGCTGCCCCGTCCGGCACGTCCAACTGACCCCAGCGCGGAGGTAGAAACATGGCCACGGGAGCACGTAACGGCCGTGGCCAGTACCGCCGCACCCGCGAGTCCGCCGCCCGTGACATGCGGGCGGCGGAACTCCACGGCCAGGGCTGGACCTACCAGCGGATCGCCACCGAGCTCGGGTTCGCCGGGTCGGGGAAAGCCTGCGAAGCGGTCCAGCGTGCGTTCGCGTCCATCCCCATCGAGGGTGCCGAGCAAGCCAAACGGCAGGATCTTGAGCGCCTCGACCGGCTGATCGAGAAGAACTGGGAAGCCCTGGAACGCCCCCACGTCGCCGTGTCCAACGGCCGGGTGGTCCGCCGGTTCGCGGGCATCGAGATCGACGCGGACGGGATCGAGCGGCTCGACGCGGACGGCAAGGTAATCCCGGTGTTCGAGGACGTCATGGATGACGGCCCGGTCGCGGTGCATTCGACGGTGATCCTGCGGCTGATCGAGAAGCGCAGCAAGATCTTCGGCTACGACGCGCCGGTCAGGTCCCGGGTGGAGATCATCACCGAGGACGTGGTGGATGCGGAGATCGCCCGGCTCACGGCGCTGGTAGGCGAGAATGACCCCGATCGTTCAGGCGCCGTCTGAGAAGCTTCAGCGGCTGCGTGAACTTCAGGCCCGCGCCGCGCGGATCAAAAGCGGGGTCGCGAAGTATTACGATGACCCGCTCGGGTTCGCCGCTGACTGCATCGACTTCCGCGACGAGGGGCTCACGCCCTACCAGCAGGAAACCATCGGCGAACTGCCGTCCCGTAAGCGTGAGTCGGTCCGGGGCCCCCATGGGCTCGGCAAATCGACAACCGCAGCGATCACTGTCCTGTGGTTCGCGCTGACCCGCGACGCGGCCGGGGTGGACTGGAAGATCCCGACAACGGCCGGGTCATGGCATCAGCTCACGCGATACATGTGGCCGGAAATCCACAAGTGGGCCGGGCGGCTGCGGTGGGACAAGGTGCGTGACGGGCGGCCGTTCACCCGCAGCGAGCTCCAGAACCTGAACCTGCGACTGTCCCACGGTGCAGCGTTCGCAGGTGCCTCAGCGAATGCGGCCCTCATCGAAGGCGCCCACGCCGACTCGCTGCTGTTCGTGTTCGACGAGTCCAAGGCCATCCCCGCCACCACGTTCGACGCTTGCGAAGGTGCGTTCTCCGGCACCGGCGAAGCGCTCGCCCTCGCGCTGTCCACCCCCGGCGCTCCCGCTGGCCGGTTCTACGACATCCAGGCCCGCAAGCCCGGATATGAGGACTGGCACGCCCGCCACGTCACGCTGGACGAGGCCATCGCCGCGGGCCGGATCAGCGAGGACTGGGCCGAGCAGCGCGCCCTCCAGTGGGGCACCGAATCGTCCATCTACGTCAACCGTGTCCTCGGCGAGTTCCACGCCGGGGATGAGGACAGTGTGATCCCGCTGGCGTGGGCTGAGGCCGCGGTGGAACGCTGGCTGGAATGGGACCTCGCGGGACGGCCGGGCACCGAACTGGACTATCCCCGCACCGTCGGCGTGGACGTGGCCCGATTTGGCCAGGACAAAACGGTCCTCGCGGTCCGCAACGGCCACGTGCTGACGGAACTGCGCCGGTCGGTCAAGGAAGACACCATGCAGACGACGGGCCGCGTGGCCGGTGTCCTCGCCGCTGACCCAGCCCGCACCGCGATCGTGGATGTCATCGGTATCGGCGCCGGTGTGGTGGACCGGCTCCGGGAGATGGGCTGCAAGGTCCAGGCGTTCAACGCCTCCGCCGGCACCGACCGCCTGGACGTGACCGGCGAGCTCGGGTTCGTCAACAGCCGCAGCGCGGCGCTCTGGTCACTGCGCGAGCAACTCGATCCGTCGGCCGGCTCGGACCTGTGCCTGCCCGACGATGAGATGCTGCTCGGTGACCTGTCCGCACCGCAGTGGAAAGTCCAGTCCGGCGGCAAGATCGCCGTTGAGTCCAAGGACGAGATCGCCAAGCGCCTCGGGCGTTCCACCGACGATGGTGACGCCTGCGCGGCGGCCTTCTGGTCGCGTTCGCTGCCGCATTCGCCGTCTGCCCGCCACTGGGCTGTCCACGACGAACTGGAGCGCATGACCCAGGACCCGGCGGCGAGGATGCGTGCCCGCCTCGGCCAGGACTACGACCGTGAGGACAACTGGTCAGCCGACAGCTTCGCCCCGCAGGCCGACGACGGCAGACCGGACCGCCCCAACGTCCGGTCATGGCGGTAAAG